AGATGACGAGGAATTCTAATAGACAAGCGACTAACCGTAAAGGGAGCCAGCTCGCAAGTGCGAGTGGTGTGGCTGAAAGCTCTGTCGGTCCGACTTTGGCAACAAAAGAAGACCACTCTGTCCTTGACACCATGAGCGTGTTCTCGCAAACTACGCGTGACACGACTGTGCAAGAACGTGAGATTATTAGACGTGCGTGGGCTGTAAATCCCGCCGTCCTGGACGTGTTTCACCAGAGACACCCCGGGTATCTCTTCGTCCAAAAATTGGATGGGCTGGTTTCCCATCCACACCCTCTGTCAGCGCTCGAGCGAGTGGTCTGCGAGAACAAAGCGTATAGTCTTATAAGTGACTGTGCTTGCATTGTGGATATTGGAGGAAATCCTATCCGCCAGTCTGTGCGTGAAAACGTACACTGTTGCAATCCTATCTTGTCACCAGAAGACGCTATACGTTACCGAGGACATGTGTCGTGCCGTAACACGGTGCAGACATGTCAGGTAGCTCGCAGCGCTGACGCTTTTATGAGTGTGCACAGCCTGTACTACTTGTCACCTAGTGACGTACTCAGGCTCGTGCACACGTCACGCAAGAAAATCCTTGTCGCCGTGGCACACATCTTTAATGGTGTGGCCGGAAAGTTCTTTGGGTCCCCGCCCGAAGCAACCTGGTTAATTAACACGGTTGGCGGCAAGCCGGAAGTATCTATGACAGTTAAAGGTAACTTGAGCATATATCGCCATGACCCCTGCTATTGGCTCAATTCCCTCTATTATGCATCTGAGGGATTGGCCATGGCTTGGAACGGGCATGCGCACAGCGACTCCTGGATTTTCGAATTCAGGCCCGCACCGATGGGCTTACCGCCTGTAGTGCCAGCCGTGACAACCTTTACTGGGCTAATCAGATCCGACGCCATAACAAATGATCTTGACATCGATTTCGAACACGTGCGCACGCGCCGAGTGAGCGTGCGCTCGTGGTTTGGGTTTGTCATCTGTTTAGTCCACGAGGGTCCCCAACTATTTGTGCCCAAAGATTTGATCTTTGCCACTGCCAGGCACTTAGTGGGGAAGGAGCGCTCGTCGGCGACGTTACAGAGTGCTATTCTGTTCGTCGACCGCGAGTTGCGCAAAGAGCCATATACGATGCTCGCGCAGCAGGTGTTACTCGACACCAAAACGTGGGTGCCACACTTGGCATTCACCTATAATTTGGAAAACGAAATTGCCGCTTTTGGCGGCCTCGTTAGTCGAGACAATATCGCTGCGTATAATGAGCACAGTCAAAATTTGAGCTTGCGCCGCTCCTGGTTTTTCTCCTTTAAAGGCTTTGCTACTGCTTTTAAGAGTTCGCTCACGTGGGTCGAGAAACTATCCACGTATTTCTTTTCAGGAACCTCAGATCACACCATGATAGACGACGGTCTCCAAGACGTTAAAATCATGCCGGCCGTTCAACCGGCCGCGGAACTGAAAGAAATTAAAGCAGATGCCACTATATGCCTTGAGGCTGATGTCATTCAAGAAAAACCCCAGTTTACGTACCAAGTCCTTCCAGCCATAGCACACGTGCTCCCTGTGACGACGCAGGTGAGCCAGGTCACGGAACATATTGCCGTGAATAACAGGCAATGTATGCTCACACCCGTTATCGATACAGACAGCTTTACACTCAGTGATGTCCTCTATTCCATGATCACGGAAATAGATGAAATTCAAACACCCTGGGTGGAATTGTTGGACAATTGGCTAAATAGTTTATCGGCGCCGAAGAAAAGACACTATTCACGTGTCGTCAGGGACGACGGCTCAGACATCTACCGCAGAAAATGTTTTGTCAAACGTGAAGTGTTAATTAACGGTTCGACTGACGGTGACGTCAGTTATGATCCGCGGCTTATAAGTGCCGCAACCGATGAAGCAAATCTCGACCTCTCACCCTTCATTTACGAAGCTGCCAAACGTATCAAGAGGAATTTCACTCTTGATAAGGACAATGCCATCAGCATTGGGGCAAGTGCAGAGGATTTAGGGAAATGGCGCAAGCAATTTTCCGACAATTGTCTGATTATCGAGATAGATTTCTCGAGATTTGACAGTCATGTCCACAAAGGCAGTTATGACTTAATGTTCCATCTGTACCAGAAAATAGGTATCTCAAATTATCAGAGCGCTAGACGCGCATACAAAGCTCAATACCACACGAGAGGGCGCACCAGACATGGTGTGCGCTTCGAAGTCAACGCCACGAGGAAATCTGGTGATCCAAATACATCCATCGACAACAGTGTTATCAACATTGTCATGTTGAGACATTGCATGCAATCGATTGGTATCACATGTAAGATTTTAGTCTGTGGCGATGACTGCTTGATTGTTTGCGAAGACCCCCTGAGCGCGAAAAACATCTCCGTAAGTGATTTATGTATGCGCCTCAGGGATCTAGGCTACACGGCAAAGATAAAATTGAGGGACACATGGGCCGAAGCGGAGTATTGCTCCGGTTTATTTTGGCCAGTAGACGAAACGGAGTTTGTGCACGGTCCCAAAATAGGCCGTCGCCTCACGAAATTACCTTTCTTGCACCGGAAATTGACGAACAAACAAATCAATGGATACATTCTAAATGCAAAAGCGGACTGTTCTTTATTGCCAGTATTAAGAGTCTACTACAAACATATTCTTAGGATTTTTGGAAACCTTGGCAGGAATGACACGTATTTTGACTCTGAAGCTCCATATAAGATGGT